TTAATTTAAATTGATTTTTTCGAGGGCGTTTCCGTACAAATTTCTAACTTTGTCGGAAGCGTCCTCTTTCATTTTGTTAGTGACATGAGTGTATATTTTCATTGTTGTATTGATATCCTCATGACCTACTCGTTCCATAATGGTGGCCACATCAATTTTTGCTTCAGCCATCATACTGATCATCGTGTGACGGAAAATGTGAGGAGTAGCATGTTTATCTATGGACGTTTTTGTTAGCAAGCGGTCCATTCGTTTTAGGATATTTGAAGGGGCGAAAGGATACCCGTTTTCTCTACAAAAAACAAAGTCCGCATCGTGATAATCCTCAAGTAAATGTCCGACCTTCAATTTGATTTTCATTTGTCTTTTCTTATGCAGATGTAAGAGGTTCATAATCTCAGGTTCCATATGAATTGTACGGATGGATCCTTTGGTTTTAGGGGGAGTAATTTCATACTTTTTCATATTGTTGTTTTCGTTATAGAGTGTCTTCGTAATCCGTATCGTGTTATCTTCAAAGCTTATATCTGACCACTTTAGAGCGCAGGCTTCACCCGAGCGCATACCTGAGTAAGCCAGTAGGTAGAACCGTTCGATATCTAAATCCAAGCCATACTGCCTGACCGCATTCAGAAACTCTTCTAATTCGTTATGTTCCAAATATTTTTCCATCACTTCTTCAATTTCAATATCTTCAACTGTTTGGCGCTTTTTCGGTACAACCACATGTTCTGTAGGGTTTTCTTTAATGATCTTATCTTTCATAGCCTGCCTAAAAATCATGCCGGCTGACGTGTTAACACCTTGCACGGTTGTTCTTGCATAAGAAGGGGAGAGGTCGTTCAATATTTTTTGATACATAGCTGGTGTTACATTTCCGATTGGTGTTTTAGCAATGTAACGGTTGAGAATAGCAATCTCTTTTTCTCGGATTCTGACCGTATTTCGTTTTACGCCAGTCATACTGTACACCGATAACCAGTGTTTGGCTGCATCTTCAAACAACATTCTGGCACCTAATCGTTCATCAATGCCATCATCTTGTAGTGATTGAATGGCTTTCTGAACACGTTGCTTGGCTTCTCTCTGCGTTTTAGCTCTTCGTTTTATCTGTTTTCTCTTACCTGTAGCTGGGTTAGGTGGACCGTCCTCCATACACTCCCAGCGGACCTGTCCTGATTTCAACTTTTTTTTTTCACAGTACATAGATACACCTCCTTGGTTGTATCATAGCTTATGGAGTGGGCCTTGCTTGGTACACTTTCATAGATATAGATAGTTTAAGCCATTTATTTTAGTTTGTAATCGTCTACAGATTTGAGTAAATCTCTCTTTACATAGTTCTTCGGTGACCTTAAAGTCTTGAGACCATCGCTCGAGGAGGTCAGGATCATCGAGATTGTAGCTTTTAACCATGTGATAGGGGAGAGCAGCGTAAAGAGTAAAATGTCTTGCATCACGTTCTTGAAGCTCTCTAAAAGCGTCAGGCATCATGGTTTGTTTGCCTACATGACGAACAGCATGGCATAGCTCATGGAAGAATTGCTCTCGTTGGATAGTCTTGTTCAGAGTAGAATTTAAGACTATCTCTCTATAGCGGCCAAATCGGGTATAACGGCTCTCCATAGGTTTATAGTGAATAAATATTTCATACTGCATCGCTATCTTTCTTAGCTTTAAATCCAATGGATATTGAAATTTGCGCTTTATGTACCAATTAGATACCCAGTCTTCTAGTGCGGTAGTAGTGTATTGTGGGAAATTCATACTAATCACCATCCTTAAAATCATTATACGAACAAATGTTCTTTTATTGCAATAAAAAAACTGCTCTATTTATATAAGAACAGTTTATGACTTTATTAAGTTGTCTGTGAAAAAGATATTATCAGATTTTGGTAATAATACATTGTTACTATGAATAAGCAACTCAGTCGCTTTTCTAACTTCATTAGCTGAATAGTTCAATGAGTACTGACGTATTGAATAATCGCTATAAATCTCCCTTATAGGTCGTGCATTGTCATAGGTTGTAATCCACTTGAATTTATTAAGGTTTCGAATTTTTTTACCAAGGGAAACATGGTCATCATGTAAGTAATAATTAGTATAAAGGTTTTTTCCTTGTGTATAATACGGTGGGTCAAAGAAGATGAAGGTGTTCGACGTGTTCATTCCCAGAATGTCATTTTGAATAAAATCTTCTGCATCTCTATTTGATAGATTGATACTTTCTTTATAAGATGCGATTTTTAGTACTTTCTTGATAAGATTCTTTTTTGTAAACCTACAATCAATTTTATTCTTACTTTGTTGCTTTTTACCACCTATTGGACCACCTGTGATAATGCCTGACACATTTGCTCGGTTTAAGAAAAATGCTGCGAAACCCACCTCCAATAAGCTGTGCTTTCTTTGGCTGAAAATAATTTTCCTTTGTTCTTTCCAAGTATCTAAGTCAATTGGAGTATCTTCAATTAAATTAATAAACTCATTTGGATGATTTAAAATTGAATACCAAACAGAATAAATATTATAGTCATAATCATTTATATAGATATCCCTTACTTTACCATTATATAATAGAGATAGGGCCAAACCTGCTCCTCCTGCAAATGGTTCAATGTAAGTTGGAGGGGAGGGGAACTCATTGCATTCAAGAAGATCTATTATGAATTTTTTTAACTGTGTCTTTCCACCTGGGTACCTAAGTGGAGAATCCGTTACTGGCAATTGTCGCACCTCCTAATCAAAACATTAACATATTCAGAACCAAAATGGCCATTTCTAATTATCCGTCTTCCTTGAGTATCTTTTCTTTTAAATAGTCGAGGGATATCTTCATCTGAAATTCAAATTCCGTTACCTCATCAGGATTATCATTCATCCAATAACTAATAATTTCAGTTTTTTCAAATAAATCTTTGTACTCGTTAAACCATTCTTTAAAATATTCTCTGCTTTTTTTATCACTTCTACTTTGGATTTTATCTTCTATATCTTTAATAATTCTATCCCTAACAATTTGTCCGTGTAAATGGTCTAGGTTATTTTTCCAAAAACTATGACTCATATCTTCTAATAAGTATTTCAAGTAATTGTATACTAATACCTCGGGGGCAACATCTGATGGGAGAGGGCAAATATTGTCATGTCTTTCAATATATGGTTCGTATCTCCCTGTTTTTACATCGCCGTCCGGCATGATAAGTACATTCCTAAAATAAGAATCTTTGTCAGGAAGTTTTAATAAGGTATCACAGTTGATATGTGCTATTACCTCTTCTAAATTAATGTCTGTCAGCCTATCTATTGTTAAATGACGCATTAATGTTTTGTATAGAAAGTAAGCTTCTTCATCTTCAAAATAAACCTTCACAACTTGTGAATGGTCTTGATATCTATTAAATCTTAAGAACATATCATTTTTTATTTTCAAATAAGTAGGATCTTTCATTATGTGAGGATCCATTGTGTTTTGTAAATAAATTACATTGTAATATGTTTTTTCGTCTGCTGGATTTTGCATTGTTTGTAATTGCTTAGCTAATACTTCTTTAATTATGGTTAAGGAATGTGAAGTAACAACAATTTGAAGATTAAGATCTTTCGCTGCTCTATCCAGGATATTGAGTAATTTCTCTTGAGCAGAAGGGTGAAGGCATGCGTCTATTTCATCAATAACTAATAAACCACCGTTATAATTAATTCCATCTCCTTCATCTAATTCCCTTTTTAGCTTCCTAAATGATAATATAGCTGTTAGGATTGAACTCAAACTATCTTGTCCAAGAGAAACAGTTTGGAAAGGGTAATCAACAAAACTTGGGCCTATAGATCGCTTTGTAGTATGTTTTAGGCTTTGCTTAGATATTTTTTCATTTTCCATTGGTTCATTCCCTATGATTTCTATATAAGCCTCATTCATAAAACGGATATCTTCTTCACTAGGAGAATTACTTGATTGTAACGTGTATAGGGCTTCATCGGTTTCACCAATAGGAATTACCCTACTCATGCCAATGTAAATTGTAGGTATAGTTACTTTCGCATTTGCTCCTACATCTAAAAAGCTTTCATTAGTTAATTTACCAACTTCATTTGAGTTTCTTGGTACAACTTTTAATCTACCATCATGATTAGAGATTGTACCTTTTTTATATAACGTTTCTCCTTCGTATGTATATTTCATAATAAAAGAATATTTTTCATTTTGTTCTGAGTGATAGTCGTTATTACTATCTAGATGGAAAATTTCCTGAAATTTACTTTGGAAAGTTTTGTCGAAGTAGCTTCTATATTTTTTTAATTCAGATCCGTTTGCAATTAATCCTAGTATAGTCGATTTACCAATTCCATTATGTCCAGCAATCACAGTGATTCTCTCAGCGACATTGATTGAAATATCCTTTAATTTCCGGAATTTATCAATTTGTAAGTAATCTAATTTGTTTTTTTCCATTTATATTTCCTCCAATAAATTCAAATATGTAACAGCCGCTAATAATCTAATTTCATCACATTTTATTTTTTAATAAATTTGAATGATGAAAATCTATTAAAACATAAAATTAGCACGTCCAAAGGACATGCTCTAAATTAACTACTCACTATAAATATTTCTATCCATTACTTAGAAATTCCTTCATAAATTGACAAAATAATACCTTTTTTAATAATTAGATACTATTGAGTAAGCAAAGGTAAAACATTTAACATTATAAGAGTTGTAGAAATTGTGACATCTATTTTTTAAGTTCTTTTAGTAAACTCATGATATCCTTTAATTTGAGTGTAGGATTTTGTTCGGCTTTAGATTCTCGTTTGTTTGTTTCTTGAGTTATTGCTATTTCCTGAGTGAAAATATGGTCAGCCAATTGCTTTTTGATTTCTTTAATTTCTTCAGATTCATCATCATAATTTTCCAAGAAAGGGTTTATGGACTGAATTTTCATTTGGATACTTCTATTTTCCCTAGCTTCCCTTTTATGATCAGAGGCTTGTTTTGCGGCATATGCCGCAAAGGCAAAAATACCGAAGGTGATGGAAATTCTTTTTCCGATATCAATCCAACTAGTAATTTCGCTTGTTAAGAATGCAAGCAAAGAGTAAATAATAGCTATAATAAATAAACTCAAGGTTATTATAGACCAACTTTTCCAAGAACCCTTTTCTTCTTCGGCAGCCTTATGAAATTCACCTGAGATACTATTGTCTGTGACAAAGCTGAACAATTCTTCTAGCTTAGTTTGCTTTCGCTCCAGTCTAATTCTAGTTGCGTTGTAGTAATCTAAAAATTCGTCCATGTAACTTTTCATTTTATTCTTCACGATTTCCTGTTCTTGCTCAATCATTTCACTAAATCCATCATGAAAATCGGTACTGAGTTCTTCTAGAGTCTCTTCGTGATTTCTAATGAATTCTTCTTTCTCTGTTTCCACCTCTGACTCAATTTCAGAGATGGTCTCTGCTAACCCTACTACCTCATCTTTTTTTTCAGTAATATTACCGCTTTCCTCAAGCGCATAGCGCTTATGTTGACTGATCGACATCCTTGTGGATCTAATGTTTTCGCTGAGAGCCTCGAGTTCTTCTGTAGAACGGGGAACAGCTAATAAGCGTATTTGGCTCAGCAATTTGTCACATTGATCAACAGCAGTGTTTTTATTATTGTTATTTCCAGAATTGTGGTAGTTGCTTATTTGTGAGCTAATTGATGTTATATAACTGTTAATGTTGGTATACACGTTAAAAGGAGTCAAGAAAATGTCGGATCCCTTAAAGTTTGACTCTGCAAGATTTAAAGTGGCTTTAAACCGTTCTAAGTGTTCGAATAATTCATAGTCGGTTTCTAAATCACTTTCATTTTCGATTTTTTGAATACTTTCGCGACAATCTTGAATTTTAGATTCGATATTTAAATTATCTACTCGATCATCATAAAACCCCACGTTTGTATTCACCTCTTCAATACCTGCTTTACATAAGTTGTGCCAGTAAGTTTATGTTGAAGCAGATTAGACTATTTTTTCTGACTGTATAATACAACTCAGTTATTAACTTTATCTTCTTCGATTTCTGAAGCTTATCATTGCCCTTCAGCTGTCTAATTTTTTCTCTGGAATTTCACTTCAGCAAAAGATTAAATATTTTATTGAAGGCTATCACAAGCAATTCCGTCAGAATCTCTGTTCAAATCATGAGGGTCATTTTCTGGCCCGCCAGCTGCTTCAAAAAATGCTTGAGCTGCAGCATGATCACCGTTGAAATCTCCACAGTTACGGTCAGGACCAAATGGGTCAAACATCAGATTACTGTTCGAGGACTCTTTCTTCTTAGGTTCAGGTTCGGGCTCCGGCTCTTCTTTTTCTTCCTCATAATGATACCCATGGTCATGGTCCTTGTGTGCATATCCCTCAATAGACCAAACTCCTTTCCCAGCATTAATTGCTGATTGCTGGACCTTATGAAATTGATCAAGCATTGTTAGATCATTGTATAAGTAAGCCGTTCTGGCCAATCCTTTTCTAAGTAGTTTTTCTTGAATTGTCTCTCCATTAATAAATACATAAGCGAGCAGGCGATCATATTTATCTCTTTTTTCTTTACCAATTTTAACTCTTACGTCCTTACCAGAAAGAGTATCTTTTACAAATTTGGTTGCTTCGGGTCCAAAAGGTTGAACAGGTTCATTAGGATGGACGGTTTCTGGTGTATCTACAAGTAATAATCTTACGTCTTCAGTTTTTCCGTTCATTCTTACTTCAAGCGTATCTCCGTCAATTACGCGAGTAACGGTGGCATTGGTTTTCTTTTTCTGTTGTTTTTCTTCGGCTTCCTTTTCCTTCTTTGCTTTTTCTTCAGCTTCCTTCTTGGCTTCTTTCTCTTCTTCTTTGGAACTTGTTTGTTCTATATCCTTGGCTTCTTCCTCAGACTTGTCATTCTCTTCTTCTTTCTGTTCAGATGTATCTGCAGAAGTTTCTTCATTTTCAACTTGTTCAATTGTCTCCTCAGAGGTCTGCTGAGAGGAATCTACTTCTTCATTATTAGAAGCTGAATCTGAACTCCCTGTAGGTATAACGCCAACGATAAACAGAGCCAATCCAATTGAAATAATAATGCCAGGTACTTTGGATTTGGCTTTTAATTCTAGGTTTTTATTGAGTTCATATATGCCCCAACAAAAAAGACTTATCCCGAGCATAACCAAAGGAAAGCTAATTATTAGGCTTAAAGCTATTATTATAACGACAATCCCCAAGAAAACGCTCATTTATTTAACCTCCTCGACAAATTTAAAGCCTTTGGTTTTAAGAAACTTCATATTGTGTTCAAAAGTTTCAATCGTGTCTGAACAATCAATGTTAGTAAAGTGAGTCTTCTCTATCTCTTCTCTATTGATCCTGACAGAGAGAATACAACCATATTCGGCTGCCTCATCTGCTGGTGCATCATCGTATACATGGATAACTGTTTCATTAAGGGGAAGGAGGGTGAAAAACTCACGTGCGATTCGAAGAGTGCAGCTACATACATAATCCTGATATAACTGAAAATACTTCCCTTTGGCCATATTTCGTTGTGATAGCTTTCCGGTTTTAGTTAGTGACAATGTTTTTTCAGGTACAACCTCTTTGTTTCTAATATTTAACTCTACTTTTACAGAAGGGTCAGTAGGGGAGAAGGAGTATTTTATATGGCTACCTAATTCCTCAATATCCTCAAATGGGTTAGATGTATCGACTACTTTGTTCCAAATAGTACGATCTCCATCTAAAACTGAGTTTGATTGAGCGACATCATTTTCCCATTCACGGTACAAATCATCATCATCATTTTTAGCATGTTGGATGTTTTCTGAGAGTATCTCTTTACGAGCTTCTGTTCTATTAAATAACTTGTCTCGCCAAGTAGGTTGATAGTTTTTAAGTTTATCTCTGGCTTCAAGAACATTAGGACCTTCATTATCAATTTCAAAAGGTGGCGAGGAATCGCGAATGTCTTCCCAGTATATAGGATCATTCACTTCTTCATGGACACTGGTTAGCATATCAATGTGAGCTTCGTACTTTTCTACGTCTTGTTTTGCTTGTTCCAATTTTTCTTCTTTAGCTTTTTGTTGCTGTAGTCGTTCGTAATTTGTTCGTTGAGGACGCTTGGTGCGAGAGGATATTTGTTTATTATATGAAACGCCTGTACCAGGCACGCTTGAACCTACTGACACTCCTCTAGAACTAGTGTTTACTCTCAGCCCTTTTCCGCCAATTGTAGTACCTACTCCTTTCTTTCCTACGTTCATACGCACACCTGGAGCAACTTTAAAACTTTTTCTAAACCGCATCCCCATTAGCATTACCTCCATAAAAAATTATTTGTAACCTAAGGTATATCTGGACTAAGCTTTTATATTCCAATTAGAGTTTTATGCTCTAAATCATCTACCAGTAATTTAATTCAGTTTTCACCACCTTAAAAAAATGATTAGTGAGTAAGTCATAAGTGATTAAATTATTATGCTTCATATTACTTGTAAAACAGGCAAATTTCTACAGTTATGGGGTAAAAAGAGAGCGCGTCATGCGACGCGCTTACTTATCTTTTTTCTCAATATCATTAGATTTCTGTACCAAGTATTGAAAGTAACTCTCCAACTCTCTAATTTGCTCCGGACTCATCGATTTCCACTTCTCATAATCAAAAAATGACATTTCTTCTATCTCGTATTTATCCAAAAGTCTGTTGATTTCTTTTATGGAATCAAATTCTCCCTTTTCATCTTCGGGATTATCTGAATTACCTGCTCTGCCAAGTAGGTAATCGGTAGAGACTCCATAAAAATCAGCAATTTTATTTAAAGTTTCATAATCAGGCTGTCTAGTGCCGTGTTCATAATTTGCATATTTTCCTCTAGAGAAATTCAATCTTTTAGCTATTTCATATTGACTAATTCCTTTGTCATTCCTTAATTTGATAAGCCTATCTTTAAGCACTAGAACACCTCCTTATAATTATATTATAAGAAACAGAAAGTTTCTATTCTACAAAGGACACAAAAAGTTTCTAAATATCATTGACAGAAACGTAACGTTTCTATAAGATTGTAAATAACAAAGAAACGAAATGTTTCTGGATATGAGAGGTGATAAATAAATGAAGCGAACTACCCTTATAAAGTGCAGAGGCCAACTTTCAAGGGCAGAAATAGCTGAAAGACTAGATATAACACCGCAAATGTTAGGTGCTATAGAAAGAGGGGATCGAACTCCATCTTTAGATTTAGCTAAAAAAATATCTGATTTATTTGGACTTTCAGTTGATGAGATTTTTTTTAATCAAAAAAGAAACGAAACGTTTCTAGATAACGAACCTAAGGAGGTGATTTGAGTGTTACAAATGCAATTTGACGAAGCACAGCTGCAGAAACTAATAAACGACGCAGTTGATAAAGCAGTTGAGCGTCATGCTCTTAAAGACCAACTTCCCCCATTACTTACAAGAAAAGAGTTTATGGAACTGATGCAGATCGGCGAGACGAAATGCGCAGAATTGTTTCACCGAGAAGACTTTCCCGTGAATCGTGAACTTGGTCACCCCAGAGTTCCTACATCTTTATTAATGGAATGGATCTACAGTAATACCGATTGGGTGCGTGAAAATGCAGAACCCAATTCTAAACTAGCGATTGTTTAACAACTTAAGTCTAGCACCATGACAACTAAATAATGGTACCTCTTTAGGTACAAAAGGAGTAAAAAAATGAAAGAGAGTAAAGCAGCTCGCATGATGAAAGAGTCCAGAATCCAGAGTGGGAAAACCCAGCAACAACTATCAATGGACATGTATCAGTCTCGAGAGTATGTAACAAAGCAAGAAAATGGTGAGCGAAAATTAACACCATCAACACTTCAACATTTCACTGAAACGTATAACGATCCATGGCTGGCATTGGAAGCTTCAAGAGAATACACAGGGTGGGGCGTTACTAAATTGGATGGTCCGGCAGTTGATTTACACCGCTCTGCCGTAAGAGAAAAGACTATCGAAGAATTGAAAGAAGCTATTAATGCTATGGAAAAAGTAACACTGACGAAACAGCCATCATTCACTCAATCATTTGAGTTGCAAGACATTGAACAATCAGCCAGAGAGCATATAGACGCAATTGGAGCCTCAATTACTTACGTTGCAACGCTTTGCGATGAATACGGTCTCAGCTGGAATAAGCTCTGGGAAGATCATGAACGAAAACTTCAATCGAGAGGATACGTGATGTCATGACTTACTTACGTCAAGACTTGCCAAGAGCGTCGGAAGAAGAGCAATGCTTTCAGGACTTACTCAATCAGCTTGGACGGGCTTATGAAAAACGAGATTTTGACGGTTGTTTATTGGCAGCAAGAGACATCATTAACACGGCAAATGAATTGAAAGAAATGAAAGCTAAGAAACAAAGACAAGATCGCTTAATAAGAGTTTGTGAGGACCTCAACCAGAAAGGGTTGGCTTGTACGGTTGTCAGGAGGTACAGGAATGAAGAAGCTTAGTCATCTGGATAAAGCTTATCTCATACTGTTTGCTTTAAGTCAGCTGTTTATCTATATCGCATTGATTAATGCTTAGGAGGGATTGCATGGAGAAGAATCAGGAAGTCGATTTTATGATAGACGAAGCCATGAAACATGATAATCGATTAATCTTTTATCTTGCTTGTATAAGTTATCTAGCTGAAGAACAGAACAAAGAGTCTATCAATATTGATGAGTTGATCGAAACAGTTAGACAAGCATCAATCGAACAGCAAATAAAAAACCGCTAAGGGCTGCAACCCATAACGGCGGTGATTAGATACTCCAAGGTTACCATACTCCGTTAGTCAAAATCAATTGGAAGTGAGGTGTTGGAAACATGAAATAATGAGCAGGATTTAGAACCAAAACGAAATACCTTCACGGCAGGCATAGCCTGTCGTCATGGACAGCAGGGATCTTACCTTCCTCCTGTAACGGTTTCCAACCTCCTTTCATCCTGCTGTCTGTGACGATGCGCTATGCATCAGAAAGGGAGGTGAAGACTATGAACCATCCGTCAGTTGACTACATTGAACGTACAGGTTACCCAGCTGGATTTCCTGAGCAAGCACAATATGGATTTGACGGATTAGGAAATGAAGTCTTTGCAGGGGATGAAATCCTTGTATTTAATGACGAGTTCTTCCTAAAAGAAACGCTCTTTCAAGAATCGATTGAATTATTGGGAGTCTTAGGAGCAGAGGAAAGAAGAGCATAAAAAAGACCGCACGGCAATGCGGTCCCTTAAGAAAATTACTTTAACAACATTATATCAGAATTGAGGAGGAGGTCCAATATGGGCGTTAAATCACTAGTGTTAGAAAGCACAGCTGACATGGAGCACAAAGAATGGCTAGAAACTCGTAAAAAGGGGATTGGCGGTTCAGATGCAGCTGCTATTGCAGGATTCAATAAGTGGAAATCACCAGTCGTCGTGTATATGGAAAAAATCGGTGAAGTGAAATCAGAGGCCTCTAATGAAGAAGCAGCTTATTGGGGCAATGTGATGGAGGAAACAGTCGCTCGAGAATTTACCCGAAGGACGGAAATGAAGGTTCGGAAGCGTAACGCAATATTGCAACATCCAGAATACGAATGGATGCTTGCAAACGTTGATCGGCTAATTGTCGGCAAGAACGAAGGACTTGAATGTAAAACGGCTAGTGAATACCTCAAGGATGAATGGGAGGGCGACGAGCTTCCGATGGCGTATCTACTGCAGTGCCAGCATTACATGGCCGTCACAGGTGCAGATGCCTGGTGGATTGCCGTCCTCATTGGTGGAAATAAATTCGTTTACAAGAAGATAGAACGGGATGAAGAACTCATTGAAAATCTGATTGAGCTAGAGAAACGGTTCTGGGAAGAACACGTTCTTAATCAGGTACCACCTGAAATTGACGGTTCAGATGCTTCTTCTGATTTGATTAAGGCTATGTATCCAAATGCTGAGCCTGAGAGTGAAACTGAACTTGATTCAGATGCAGATAAGCTTCTTGGAGCGCTTGATCAAATTAAGAAGGACGAAAAAGACCTAAAAGAACGTAAGAAGAAATATGAGAATCAATTGAAAGAAAAGCTAGGAACCTATGAAAAAGGGTTTACGCATCAATACATCGTCACGTTTAAAGATCAAGATCGACGCACAGTGGACTCTAAACGTTTGAAGGCTGAAAAACCTGAACTCTACGACGAATACTCAAAAGTGAGCAAAAGTCGTCCATTACGATTTAAGGAGGCTAAATGATGGCAACAAACAGCACAGCAAAAAATCAGCTGGCCAGTAAAAAGCAAGGTAATAGTGCACCTCAACAATCTAATAATCAAGTTAATACGATCCAAGCTTATTTGAAGAAGATGGGCCCGGAGTTTGAACGGGCCTTACCCAAGCACATGGATGCAGACCGGTTAGGGCGAATCGCTATGACGACCATTCGCCAGAATCCTAAATTACTAGAGTGTTCCATTCCATCTTTAATGGGAGCAGTCATGCAGGCTGCCCAGCTTGGACTGGAACCTGGGCTGATTGGCCATTGTTATTTGGTTCCGTTCTGGAATAACAAGATGAAAGAGACTGATGTTCAATTCATTATCGGATACAAAGGCATGATTGACCTTGCAAGGCGTTCAGGTCATATCGAGAGTATTTACGCCCACACAGTCCATGAAAACGATGAATTTGAATACGAGTTAGGGCTTCATCCAAAGCTTGTTCACAAACCTTCTACAGGCGAAAGAGGCGCAATGGAATTTGTATACGCCGTTGCTCATTTCAAAGATGGGGGCTACCAATTTGAAGTCTTTAGCACTAATGATGTAGAGAAAGTAAAAGCTCGATCCAAAGCTGGAAGTAACGGTCCTTGGAGTACGGATTATGAAGAAATGGCCAAAAAAACAGTCATCCGCCGTATGTTCAAATACTTGCCGATCAGTGTTGAAATTCAAGAACAAGCTTCTCGGGATAATACGGTGCGAAAAGATATTACAGAAGAATCACAGTCTGTCTATGATCAGGAATATATCGACATGAACGCTCAAGCAATAGATGAACCCGAGGAGCCAGAACAAAGCCAAAATGAAAACACGTCTAAAGAAGATCAGGATATAGAACAAGCTGCTATGGAACTGGATAAGCAGTGAGCGAATGAAGCGAGAGATTACCATACCGCATTTCTATTTATGGATGACAGAGGATTATGAGAACAGGAGCAAGCTCTTCAAACAGTATGTCAGGGGATATGTTCAAAACATGTACCCTGGCTGGGAGCTTGTTGATATCAAAGGTATGAAGGCAGTTTGTGAAAGGAGGGCATAGCCATGAAGAATACCTATTATTTTTCACACGATGGCAACGCTAGAAACGATCCGAAAATCTTGTCTATGCGAAGTGTTTACGGCTCGGAAGGTTATGGCTGGTATTGGATCATTGTGGAGATGTTACGTGAGCAAGATAACTACAAGATTAAGATCAATAAATACACGTGGAATGCGTTAGCAATGCAAATGCAATGCGACGCTAATGCGGTGCATCAGTTCGTATCAGACTGCATAAATGAGTTTGAATTATTCGATTCAGACGGTGATTTTTTCTGGTCATCTTCTTTAATAAAACGCATGGAAGTTAAAGATAATAAGTCCGAAAAAGCTCGAAAAGCTGCGCAAAAACGTTGGCAAAAACCCGATGATGACAAGGGTTCACAACGAACGCAAAGCACTAGCAATGCGAGTTCAAAGCAACCGCATAGCGAACGCAATGCACACCCAATGCCTAAAAAAGAAAAGGAAAGTAAAGAAAAGAAAAGTAAAGAAAATACTACTACTACTAGTAGCACCGATGAATCGGAAAATCCTTTCACGTTTTACGAAAACAATTTTGGCGTTCTGAATGACACGGTTATCGATTCACTTAATCACTGGATCAATGATTTAGGTCAGGAGCTCCTGATCGAAGCCATGAAAAAGGCAGCCTTATCTAGTAAAAGCTACAGCTATGCTAATGGCATATTGAAAGATTGGTATCGAAACAACATTCGGACTTTGGGCGATATTCATGCCTCAGAGGAACAATACGCACGAGAACAGCAACGTCCGAAACTAGCACCGGTAAAAGAAGGACGCTACAAACATGCATTTTAGCGAGGTGAAGACGCTTGAATAGTGCTGTTGAGGGATTAAGAGCGAATATGGAGCGCTTAGGTGTCGGGGGCATTGTTCAGACTGGATCCCGCGAATGTGAACGATGTGGCAACCAAGTGCCGATCATGGAGCGAAGAGACCGAGAGGGCAACACGCATGAAGAATCTATGTGCTTGAATTGCCAAACAGATCAAACGCGGTCACGATTTCCTAAGCGCGAAGACTTGAAGAAGGAGAAGGCGAAAGGGTTTTCGCTCAAATACGAGCAAGTGCCAGAGAAACTCATTGGCAAGACGGTCTCCGAATACAAGGCTGAGACGGAATCTGAAAAAGACATGTGTATGGCGGTAGCTGAATTAATTCGTGATTTTGGTGAAACGGTGCACCATTCCCTTGTTTTAAAGGGGCCAATGGGGCTCGGCAAAAGCCACCTAGCTTATGCAGCTGGAGCTGAATTACGCAGACAGGGATACAGCACGATGTTTATTTCCAGCGACGATTTTCTCAACCTCATCAAAAGTACATACAACAAAGAAACAGACCTCTCGGAACGTACAATTTTTGACATGATCGAGGAAATTGATTTGCTGATCTTTGATGAAATCGGGGCTGAATATATCAACAAAAAAGACAACTTCGAAACCTGGGCCTCTGAAAAAATATACAAAGTCACGGACTTACGGGAAAACAAGCCCACGATTTTCACAACGAACTACGCAGCTGAGGACATGGAGGCGAAATATGGTCCTGTTCAGGGTGGCCGCATCATATCACGGATGATGGCCGGAGCGAAGCGCATGGTCGTTGAGGGTCGTGATCGACGGACACAGGACTTCTAGGAGGGATACGATGTGCAATTTATGCCATGGCAAGGGTACGGTCCATTTAGCTAACCAAGGAAGTATAGGTTTTATGCCTTGTCCAAATAAAAAGTGTCGCGAGGACGCAGCAAGCAAAACAGATCGAGTGATCGATCGAATGAAAAAGCATTTGAACAAGGGGGCTTCAGCATGAACACCACCAGTATTAGCACCTCGTTGTTAAAACCGGGTGAGAAGAATGTCATCATCCTGGACAACATCGAATTTGGGTTTCCGGAATGGCAGTTAAAAGCTATACAAGATGATTGGGAAGAAGGGTTGGATGTTGAGTCCATAGCCAAAAAGCAGAAGAGGAAGTGGGAAGAGGTGTTTCTAGCCCTATTCCATCTTGCTCGAAAAGGTAAAATCAAGCGTCCGTTTGCTTATCGTTTCTAAGGGGGCAACTTAAAATGGTGAATAAAATTCTACAAGGTGACAGTCTAACGGTATTAAATACTCTATCTGATAAATCAATCCAAACGTGTGTAACAAGCCCTCCTTATTTTGGTCTAAGAGATTATGGCGTAGAAGGTCAAATAGGGTTAGAGAGTTCGGTAGAAGACTATGTTGAAAAACTCGTACAAGTTTTCCGAGAAGTGAAACGCGTTTTAAAAGATGATGGGGTACTATGGCTCAATCTGGGAGATTCATATGCCGGGAGTGGCAAGGGAAGAAACGCTGACGGCTCTCCCAATCCTGGAGGTTACCATCAACAAAGCCATGGACAAATAACGGGGAACATAAAAAGCACATTACACTCACCCTATTTAAAATCAAAGGACTTAATTGGCGTGCCTTGGAAGGTAGCATTTGCTCTTCAAAAAGATGGTTGGTATTTAAGATCCGATATTATCTGGCATAAACCAAACCCAATGCCTGAGAGTGTAAAAGATAGGCCTACCAAAGCCCATGAGTATATTTTTCTCTTAAGTAAATCTCCCCATTATTATTACGATATTGATTCAATTAAAGAACCTGCTGTTTATGGAACTCAGGATATAAGAGGTTCAATAGCGTCCCCTGGTCCTCTCCAAAGTATGAGAAGAACGAGTAAAGAGAGGGGAGGCTTTAAAGGGAAACATGGACATGAATCTTTCAGAGCAATCAGAGATACAAGAAATAAACGATCAGTATGGACTGTATCAACTAGACCGTTTAAAGAAGCACACTTTGCTACGTTCCCGAAAGAATTAATTGAACCGTGTATATTAGCCGGTTCCCGAAGAGATGACATGATTTTAGATCCATTCTTTGGTTCAGGGACTGTTGGTTATGTAGCCATGGAACACGATAGAAATTTTATAGGTATTGAATTAAACCCTTCTTACGTACAAATCGCCAAGGAGAGATTAGCAGCCGTACAAACAAGTTTTATTTAGGAGGCGAGTCTATGAATCTACAACCGACACGGTTAAGGACATCAGTTCATGAACGCAAGCAGTACTTGGTTCATCAGCTTTGGAAACTAGGTTACACACAAGATCGCATTGGTAAGAAAACTGAAGACATGACCCTGACTGAGCTGGAACAGGTGCATATTAATGTGAAGTGTCAAAAGGCAAGGGAGAAGGACAAACGATGATCCAATTTACTGTACTTGGTGAAGCTGTCGCACAAGGTCGACCTAGGGCAGGAAAAACAAAGCGTGGCAGAACGGTTCTTTATGATCCTCAAAAATCGAAGGACTTTAAGCATTATGTAGGGCTGGTTGCTTCTCAACATGCACCACAGAATCTCCTGGAAGGACCGCTAGTGGTAAAAGTGAAAGTTTATAAGCCATTGCTCAAGAGCTTCTCCAAAAAGCGCACACAAGAAGCTGAGGCAGGATTATATAGACCGACCACCAAGCCCGATGTTGATAATTATGCTAAAGGCATTAAAGACGCATTGAACAAGGTTGTCTGGCATGATGACAGTCAAGTGGTGGAGTTTTCGATTAGTAAGTACTACAGTGCAACACCTCGAATGGAGATTGAAGTTGATCAAGTTATGTACGGGGAACCATCAGCATAAAAAGGGAGGGGGACAAGACTGAGTACTAAGCTTGTCCCTGAGAAAAAATAACCGCCTAAGGCTTTAGATTTTATAAAGGCGGTCCTAAATCATTGTTTCCGAGCTGATTGCTAGATATTCAAGCAAATTATTTTGAAGTAAATATATGTAAAAAAGCCAGCACACAGGCCGGCAAGATTTGAATGATTGTACTTGAATCATCGGTATTCTACAGTCATCCTTTTAGGCATTGAGGTGAGTGAAGCTAAAAGATACGGAGGTTTTGGGGGCGGCTAATTATCTAAATACGATTAATAATCTTTTTTATCATTCACAAATGCTGCTCCTACAATAATTAGGAGAATAAACAATACAACGATAAGCGCAAACTCTTTACCACCTTTAAAGCCACCGTATCCTCCGCCGTATCCTCCGTCGAAGCCACCAAGACCATAACTCATAATATCACCACCTTTTTTGTTGTTACCATAGGTTATGGCTCTTAAAGGTGATGTGGAAAGGTATATATCACAAAAAAATATAAAAAATAAAGCCAGAGCAGATGCCCTGACTTCTATCCCTATCAATATTATATCACAGGGGGTCTGCTCGATGCGATTGAATCAATTACCGCTAGAAATAGAAAATGGAAAATTGAATATTGAATTGGATATACCGGAAGGAAATCCCCCGTTTTGTGTCGTATATTGCGAAGGACAGGCAAAATTAACCACTTTACCTGATCATGGGGAGACGAAAGTCATTACTCACCAGGGGAAGGTGAAGAGGGTTAAGTTTGATGAGGGGGAGGAATTTTAATGTTTTTTGGATTGAAAATCACAGAATTGATTCAAATTATTGGAATGCTAGGTACTTTGTTTGCAAGCGGCTTGGAGGTCATATAGGGCTTCAATTAAAATTGCTAATAATGGAGCAGGACTGTTAGATGAGGTGAGGCAGCAAAGAGAATTTTCACAAACTCCAGAAGCCCTTGCCTTCCAATGAGTTGAGTCAAGCATCTGCTGCTTAGCATTTACTTTTGCTGTTCCTTATATAACATCCAAGTCCTTCCCATAGTCTTTACATTAAAAGGATAAGAGCAATACCGTATACACTAGCATTGCCCCTGACTTTTATCGTTAAGACAGGGGCATTGTGATCTTTATAAGATAACACTTGTTAATTGTCTTATTCACGGTTACACACACTTGTCACTTGATAGTATGTCATTCCTAAATGAATACCAGCCAAAGTGAAAAGTGTGTAGTGTCTTATAAAACTCAATCCGGATTGTGCCCAAAAGTGGGCTTTCGTTTTGACTTTTGCAGCACTTTTTGTTTCAACTGGTCTTTATCAACATTAAGATCTTTAAAAGTTGTATTGGTCATGGCTCGCCGTAAATGGCGCAGTTTGTCATCAATGTTCAACTTATCCCTCCTTATAAAAATCTCTTCTACAATTCAACTTTGATTTAATAATATTTTCTTTAAGACGTAGCACCTTACCGATTTTTTCCATGGCTCCAAAGTAGTCACGTCATTTTACTTTTGCGGTAAAGAAATGGCGAGATCGGCAACTGTTAATCCTCAAATTTCTGAACGCTTAATGATGCAGGGTGTCGATATGTTGCCTGATAACCAGACTTCACTCATTTCTCATTAAGAATCTCTTGCTGGTTTTTATCCATAAATGATCTTTCCGAAACATTGTTATCTTGTTATAACAGGTAAATAGTTTCCTCCGCAAATTCTCCCCCCTTCCTAATTATTAGACGAAAATGACATCACATGGTTCCCTATTGTTAAAAATTGAAGGGTTAAGGGAACCCATTGGATTTAGAATTAAAAAAGTGGAAGTGGTCTTAACAGCGGTGAACATTGGAAAACAGAGGAGCATATCTATGAATACTTCTCTTGTTTTAATCTATTTTCTCAACACCAATCATTAACAAAATTGATTGGCCATTACTTGCTTGGAGGAATTTTTCATAAAATTTTACAAAAACGGCGGAGCACAGATTAAGGAAGAACGAGCATTGTAAATGGAGTGACAAGCATAACACTTTGATAATGCCAGCGCCTTTAATTCTATGACAATATGTTCAAGGAATAATTTGAATCCAATATGTATCACAATTATGAAAAGGTTTGTCTAACTTTTACAAAATTGTAATTATTGAAATAACTTGTAATTTATGAGAACATTATGTCAAATTATTTGGAAAGGGTGGAAGATTATGAGAAAAATTGGTTTCCTTTTAATAATGTGTCTTGCTTTAATAGTTATTGTCACGCCATCGGCATCTGTTAAGGCTTATACAAGCTCGTGGCAAGACGTAGAGGGTTATTCAAATTGTGAAGTAAGAGTTTGGACAGATGCACAAAATTATTATGAAGGTGCAACTTCTATTAATGCTTATGCTGAATCAAATAATTGCCCAAAATTATACTATGACATGTATGTAATGGATGGCACTACTGATGCTATTAGTGATATCAAGCCAGGTTACTTTTCATATAGAACTCCAACTAAATATTTTAATATTACATCAAATTATCCTTATGACGTTTATATAGGAGTCAATTTATATGATAGTCCATCTCATAATAATTTAGTTGATGTTTATAGAAGTGAGCCTTTATTTGTCCATTAATTTGAGTAGGAGAATTAAATAGTGAAATCCAACATAGTTTTGGCAAGAAAGCTGCGGACATTAGAAATTTTGATGCTCAAGAAATAATTAACTTGTGTAATAAAACGATTGCTATTCAAACTTCTCTCAATGATTCAGATAACAATCTAATATTGCTAATGGCTTTAAAGTCACCATGCGTATTTCTTCTAGTAGATTTTCTGATAATTTATTATTTACTACTCAAGTAATAAATACAATGATTTTCTCCAATAATACTCAATCACCTTATTGTTGGAGTTATATATATTACTAGAGATGTTTTAGTTAATGCAGCTCATATTAGAAGGTTGCAGGAAGCCATTAATAATATTAATTGTCAGGGGATTGCCTTGTGTATTGACAATCTTGACGAATCTTCAGCTAACTATGTAAGATGAGGAATTTTATACGGACGACCTAGAAACATATATTGACTCAATATTTGATTTGTAGAAAGTTCTACCAGCCAACTGGAGGACACAGATTGAGCGTTAACACGCTTAGTTTGTGTCCTTTTTTATTGGAGAGAAGGGACAATAATCATGAAATATACAATTAAATTTGTCATTAGTAAATACCGACGTGATTTAAAAAAGTCACCACCGAAACAAGTTGAGAAGAGCCAATACGCAAAGCTACTTTTTGATGAAGGAGCTGGATGGCATGGACAAAAAGCAGATTGAAGCAGCATTGCGCGATTATAATTGGATGATTAATGAAATCAAACGACAGCGTGAATTGTTAGAAGATGCCGGGACTAATCTTGTGGCTCAATCAGGCGTTGAAGCTACACTTCCTAAGCCCCAGGGAGAAACGAGTGATCCAGTAGCACGCGAGGTTGTCAGGCGGGATAAAAAACATGGTTGGGTAAGTCGGCTAGAAAAGAAAGTGTCCTACATTCAGCAACGTATGCCTATTATCCAAAATGAGCGTGAGGTGGCTGTGCTGGAATGTTTGCTTGATGGAATGAGTATGACTGCTGTCAGCAATCATATGGGGCTTTCACGTCGTCACGTTTACACGCTGAAAGATTCAATCGTAGAAAAAATATCAACAGAACAGCAACAAAGAAATTGAGTACGTATGTTCTCTCTGTAATCATACTAATTAACTGGTATAATATTCCTGTGAAAGATTTGGGAGATATTAGGGGGAGGGCATGTTGCGTTTTAAAACGTTATTAATAGAATCACAATATATAAATGTCCTGGGGCAATATTCGTCCTATGTTGATGGAACGGTCATAGTAGAGCCAGATGAGCAAATAGCAAGGTCTATGTTGGATGACTATAAGACAAAGGGGATTAATCAAATCACCATATATAAACATTCTTCAGGTAAAAAGCAACTGGAATTTTTCAAAGGTCCGTTTGTAATGAAAGAACAGTTTGGGTTGCTTGTTTTTCAGAAAATCAGATAGTGACTCACAGAATTCACATTTTGCACACTTTGCTCAAATAATGACAGTCGGTTGAGGGTGCAGATAAAATGGATGGCAGGACGGGCAGGCAGAGATTCCTGGTCATTAAATTTATTTGGTAGGCACCCTTGCGGGTGTCTTTTTAAGCAGGAAATAACTTCCTTTTGTCGAAATAGACAGGGGAGGGGGTGAAGATATGTCAGATGATAAAAAGAAACGTACGGCAGCAGTGCGAGCAGAAGGTAATAGTCGAATAGAAGCAGTTGATTCTTACTTTGAAGGTTATGATGATGCGGCAAGTGCTGATGATGAGTCCACGATTTCCTTAGGTCGAAATACGTTTATTGGTAAAAGAGATCGAGAGGAACTTGAAGGACTAGAAGAACGATTAATTGAAGAGATAAGAAAGATTTCACAAGAAGCTAAAGATGGTAAAGACGAAAAAAGAATGTCTGTGTTAATACAGACTCTTTCTCAAATTGGCTCAGGAACTTTTTTAGGTTATTTAAAGTCTCAAGGTTTTATAGAGTAATTTTCTAGCATCCCATTACGGGGTGCTTTTTTATTGATTTAAGCTATTAGCACAAGGGGGAAGGTGTTATGTGATGGGGAAAATGACAGAGAAACAGAAGCGCTTTTGCGAAGAGTATTTAATAGATTTAAACGCTACTCAAGCTGCTATAAGAGCCAGATATAGTAAAAAGACGGCTAGGCAGACGGCGAACGAAAACCTAACAAAACCTTACATCAAGGAATACATCGACCAGCGCCTCGAAGAAATCCAAAATGAAAAGATTGCTGACCAACAGGAAGTGCTTCAATATTATACGAGTGTCTTACGTAGCGAGGAATTAGAAGAGCATGCCTTCACGGTCACAGATAAAGAATTTGATGAAGATGGTGGCATGTCGATGAGCGAACGCATTGAAACGATCAAGCTTGAGCCAAAGATTCGAGATCGTAACAAAGCAGCTGAAATGATTGGAAAACGATATGCCATGTGGACCGATAAACAGCAAGTGGAAAATATAACACCGACATTCGTTGAGGATGTCCCCGATGAAGACTGAACAACCGAGAATCTCCATCAAGAACGTCATCGGTAGGGGATATAATCGATTCTGGAATAATAAACAGTTTTACCGAGTCGTAAAAGGCTCTCGTGGTAGTAAGAAGTCGAAGAATACCGCGCTTAATTTTATCCACCGCATCATGAAGTATCCTTGGGCGAATCTATTAGTTGTCAGGCGTTATTCCAATACCAACAAACAATCCACATATACTGATCTGAAATGGGCGGCCTCCCAATTGGGGGTCGCTCATTTATTTAAGTTTAACGAGTCACTGCCGGAGATCACTTACAAACCTACAGGTCAGAAAATATTGTTCAGAGGTTTGGATGATGAGCTGAAAATCACATCAATAACTGTGGATGTTGGTATTTTATGTTGGGCATGGTTTGAGGAAGCTTACCAGATTGAAACAGAAGACAAGTTTCGAACGGTCGTGGAATCGATTCGTGGTTCGTACGATGATCCTGAATTCTTCAAACAGATTACTGTTACCTTCAACCCATGGTCTGAGCGCCATTGGCTAAAGAAGGTCTTCTTTGATGAAGAGACACGAGAGCAAGACACTTTTGCGATTACGACGACATTCAGAGTCAATGAATGGCTGGATGATGTTGATAGGCAGCGATATTTGGATTTGTATCGTACGAATCCGAGGCGTGCTCGTATCGTTGCAGATGGTGAGTGGGGGGTTGCAGAGGGACTGGTCTTTGAGAACTTCGAAGTGAAACATTTTAACATTCACCAGAAGATCAAAGAGATTCAGGAAATGGCTCACGGCATGGACTTTGGTTTCACCAATGATCCGACCACAGAAGTGAGTTCGGTTGTAGATTTAGAGAATAAAGAGTTATGGATCTACGATGAGCATTATGAAAAAGCCATGCTGACGAAAGATATTTATGACATGTTAGTCGAAAAAGGATTGAAAGAAACGCCAATCACTGCTGATTCAGCTGAAAGACGGTTGATTCAGGAGTTAATCAATAAAGGGGTTAGACGCATGAGGGCATCAGTCAAAGGGTCTGGCAGCATCAATCAGGGGATCTTGTTCATACAAGGATTTAAGATTTACATTCATCCTCGGTGTGAGCATACGATTGAGGAATTTAACACGTACACTTTTGACCAGGACAAAGAGGGTAAGTGGCTGAACACACCCGTTGATGCAAATAACCACATCATTGATGCACTTCGGTACAGTCTTGAGCAATATCATCTGGGAGTTGAGAAGAAAAAAGATACGTACAAAGCAATTAAAAGTATTGGACTATAGGAGGTGGTTCTTTGTCTGCTACAAGCGATTTTGAAAGAGCAATCAACGGTACTACAAATATTAAGCGCAGGTTCAGTACGGAAGCGAATATTCAATACACATACGAATCATTAGATGAGCTATTGAACAACACTTCAGACCTGTCGGCCATGATTAAGCATCATATTGAACACCAGCAACCAAGACTGAAAGAGTTAGATGATTATTACCAGGGCAACAACACAACGGTGTCGGTTATGAAGCGTCGTAAAGAAGATGATAAAGCAGACCATAGGGCGAGGCACAATTACGCCAAATATGTATCGAATTTCATGCAGGGCTTTCTGGTCGGTGTGCCAATCGTCATGAGCCATCCAGATGATGCGGCTCAGAAGCGAATCGATGAAGTGAATAAAACAATTGAGAGTGATGCTCTAAACGCTGATTTGATTTTAGACTTATCAATTTACGGGCGAGCGTATGAGCTTGTACATCGAAATCAAGCGGACCAAACGATGGTTTACTTATCTTCGCCGTTAGAAACGTTTTTGATTTATGATAATACAATTGAAAAGAATATCGTCGCAGGTGTGAGGTACATTACTGTCGGCTATGGGAACGACAAAAAAGTGAAGGTTATGCTGTATACGCCGAATAAAATCCACACGTACTACACATCCAATTTTGGTGACTATAATCTCACGTTTGATCATACATCGGATCATCCGTTTGGTGGTGTTCCTCTTAACGAACATTCCAATAACAGATTCAGGCAAGGGGATTTTGAGAACGTCCTGGATCTCATTGATTTATATGATGCTGCTCAATCCGATACGGCCAATTACATGACCGATTTAAACGATGCGATGCTGAAAATTATCGGGAACGTTGAGTTGTCTTCCGAAGAAGCTAAGGAAATGAAAAAAAGTAATATTATTTTATTAAAACCGGAACAAAATGCTGAAGGCAAAGAGGGTAATGTAGAAGCAGAATATATTTACAAGCAATATGATGTGTCTGGTGTAGAGTCTTATAAAACGAGATTACAAACGGACATCCACAAATTCACGAATACGCCTGATATGACAGACGAAAATTTCAGTGGCCAGCAAACAGGTGAAGCCATGAAGTATAAACTTTTTGGGCTGGAGCAGATACGCATTAATAAAGAACGCCTGTTTAAGCGATCGTTAAATCGCAGATACCAGCTGATCGGAGAGGTCATGAGTCTGGCTAGTGAAGCTAAAAGGGAAGAGTTTGCTGGTATTACCTATAAATTCACACCTAACCTTCCCCGCTCGACGAAGGATGCCATTGAAATGTTCAACAATCTGGGTGGAGAGCTTTCTCAGAAGACCAAACTTAAAATCATACCAATGGTGGTTGAAGATCCTGAAGAAGAAGACAAGCTCATTGAAGAAGAACGTAATAAACAGCGCCAGGCCTCAAATTACATGGAGAATTGAGGTGGTTAGATGGCTGAGGGCAAAAACTATTGGGTTGAACGTGAAAAAGACAATATGAAACGTGAAGAAATGAAGGACCAGGAAGTTACTGAACGATTGAAGCGCATTATAAACCAATCTCTAAAAGAAGCAGAAAAAGAAATTTACGCGTTCTATGCGAAATACGCTGATAAGAATGAAATAAGCCCTGCCGAAGCTAAAAAGCGCGTATCCGAAATGGATATTCAGGCATTTGAAGAGACAGCTGCAAGGTACGTAGAGGAAAAGAATTTTAGCGAAAAAGCCAATCGTGAGCTGATGACCTATAACACAAAAATGAAGGTCAGCAGGCAAGAGCTCCTCATGATGAATTTGAATATGATACTCGTTGTTATGGCTGATAAACAGATTAATACGTTCCAAGGTTATTTAGAGCAGGCAGGAATAGGTGAAGTGAAAAGACAAGCAGGTATTCTTGGAGCGAATCTAAGTATATCGCAGGAATCGCTCCTCTCCATTGTGGGAGCTTCTTTTTATGGTGCAACATGGTCCAGCAGGATTTGGAACGACATGGAGGCTCTAAGAAATGAACTCGAGGGCGTGATTAATCGTTCTATTACGCGTGGTGTGCATCCCGACAGATCCGTAAGTAAAGTGAGAGAGCGTTTTGGTGTGACAACGTTTGAAGCCAGGCGATTACTCATTACCGAGACGGCTCGTGTTCAAGCTGAAGCACAAAAATTATCTTATAATGCTCTGGTAGAGGATGATGACGATGATAAAGAATATGAGTTTGTAGCAAAGATGGATCATAAAACATCTGAAACCTGTGAAACGCTGGATGGTAAACGGTTCAGGGTTATAAACATGGTGCCGGGTGTCAATGCGCCACCCATGCATGCTTTCTGCCGGTCCTCTACTATGTTGGTTTTGGGAGAATGGCGAGAGCAATTTTTCGCTGATCGGGAAAAAGAATATATCTTGTGAGGAGAGCTAAAATGGACGAACAAGGTAAGTACTTAGAGTCAATTGACCGTTCTTTGCGTGGCATCTGGTTAGAACTGAGACGAATGAATGGTGAGAAACATACTCAAACGAAGGAAGGCTCTCCTGTGATAGGGAAACCGCCAGATAATAAGACATTCAAGTGAATTTGTCTTTGAGCACCAGACGTTAAACAGGCTTAATACAACTATACTGGACGGGCTTTAAACAATAACTAAATCGTTGGATAAGCGTAAGCACTATACGGGCCGTAATGGACTGGATGGGGCTTATTTTTTATGCAACGAAACGTTATTCGATAAAGACTGGCCGGGATAAGGAGAATGGACATGAATGATGAAAACATTGACCTAAACCTCGATTTTTTCAGCAAAGATAAACCAGAAAAAAAGGTATTACCTTTAAACCTGCAATTCTTTGCTGAAGAAGATGACAAGGACGATAAAGACATCGACAAAGATGATGACAAGGATACTGATCAGGATTCAGACAAAGACACTGATAAGGACCCTGATGAAGATTCCACTTTCACGAAGTCAGATGTCGATTCCGCTATCAGTAAAGCAGTGGATAAAGCGCTAAAAAATCAAGCTGCAAAATTGGAGAAGGAAAAACAGCAAGCAGTAGAAGATGCCAAAAAGGATGCCAAAGCTTATGCCAAGATGACGAAGGCTGAGCAGGAAGAGGCTGATTACCAGAAACGCCTGAAGGACCTGGATGATCGCGAGAGACAGTTAAATCTCAAGCAACTCCGGACAGAAGTGGAAGGGGACTTGAGAGATGAGGGACTACCCACGGAATTCGCTGAGTCTCTTATCTCACTTGAAGACAACGAGAAAATCAAAGAGTCCATCACCAGCATTAAGAAGACATTTGATGAAGCCGTGAATAATGCAGTGAAAGAAAAGTTGAGACAAGACCCGCCTGAAGGAAGCCAATCCTTTAAAGATAAAAAAGGGGCAGGCCATAAATCACGTGCTGAGATGGCCAAAAAAGCACGGATTATTTAACGAGGAGGAATTTTGAATGAAAGCACAAGTAAAACCATTGGAATTAAATCTACAATTCTTTGCTGAACAAACATACGACCCAGACAACGTCATGGTGAGTGATTCTAAAACGGGAACGATTCCGAAGTCTCAAGGGACCCTTATCATGGATGACGTCATGCAAAACTCTAAGATTATGCAGCTTGGTGTTTACGAGGAAATGGATAAACAGGAGAAAGAATTCGACTACTTTGCTGAAGGACCTGGCGCTTATTGGGTAAACGAGTCTGAGAGAATCCAGACGTCCAAGGCCAAATGGTTGAAAGTAACCATGACAGCCAAAAAGCTTGGTGTCATTCTTCCTGTGTCTCGTGAGTTTCTTCAATACAGTGTCTCGGATTTCTTTGAGCAAATGCGTCCTAAAGTGAGCGAAGCCTTCTATAAGAAGTTTGATGAAGCTGGAATCTTAAACGTAAGTAACCCATTCTCTCAATCTATTGAACAATCAACTGTAGCTGCAGGACATGTGGTTGAAGGAGATATTACAGGCGACAACATTCTAACCCTTGAAGATCAATTGCTTGAGGATGACTTTGAAGCTAATGCGTTTATCTCTAAGAATCAAAATGCTACAGCCCTTCGTCAGGCAACCATCGGAGAAGGAGAATTGAAACAGCCCATCTATGATCGGGCCAACAATCGAATCGACGGGCTTCCTGCCGTAAATCTTAAGTCTTCTAACCTGCCGAAAGGTACGCTTTATACGGGCGACTTTGACCATCTCCATTACGGTATTCCGTTCGATATCTCATATAAGATTGCAGAAGAAGGGACCATTTCCACTATTACGGATCAGGATGGCAACCCTATTAATCTATTCGAACGTGAAATGGTCGCGCTGCGTGCCACGATGGATGTAGCGGTGATGATCGTTAAGGATGACGCTTTCGCTAAGCTAATGCCAGCTCCAGAAGCTTAAAACGGAAAGGATGAATCAACATGACATATCGAGTCGTCAGAGCATTTAGAGATAAAGAGAACGGCAATTACACGTATAACAAAGGTGATATTTTCCCAGTAAGTGGGGAAGTGCCTGCAGAACGCGTTGAGTATCTTCTGAGCCCTGAAAATAACCTGGGGGAGCCGGTGATTGAAAAAATAAACAAGGCGACTGACTTCGGAGGAACAGAACCTCAAGTGCCGGAAAAGGAAGAGGTTCCAGAAGCTTCTGATGAAAAAGAAGGACTATTCCCTAAACATACTGGCGGACCATGGTATGAACTTTCCAATGGAGAGAAGATTCAAGGGAAAGACGAAGCCATTCAAGCAGAAAAAGAATTGGCGTGATGAGATGGCAGCAAGGATAAAAGACAACGTCAAAACAATGGTAGGCGTTCAAGATGATCTGCAAGATGCAGTCATTGACATTATCATCAAGAATATTGAATCACGAGTGAAAATATGGCTGAAACAACACGCCAGTTTAGATTCAATCCCAGAGGATTTAAACTTCATTATTGAAGAAATGGCCATTAACAGGTTCAACCGTATTGGCAGTGAGGGGATGACGTCAGAGGCTGTAGAGGGCCATTCGGTATCGTTCTCTGAAGATGATTTAACACCTTATCTATCGATTTTAAAAACGTATATCCCCACGACCGAAACATCGGGGAAGGTGATGTTCTTTTGATGCGATATTCAGACCGCGTCACCTTATACCAAACAGGCCCGAGGCAATATAACCCCGAGAGAGGTCAAACAGAATTTACTGTTCATGAGGAGGTCACTCTCCCATGTAATCAGTCACCGATGAGCTTAGAAAGAGTGCAAACGATGTTTGGGTCAACAGAAAGGAAAGTAACCACCATTAGACTGCAGCGTCCATTCCAAGGGAAAGCGGACAAGGCTGCTATTAATGGGAATAAATTTAACGTTCTCCGACATGTACCACACAGGTCCGAGAGTGTTTTTTATTTGGAAGGTGTAAGCGAATGGAGTTAGACGGACTAGATGCTCTATTAGCACAGCTGGAACGCATGGATGAAGACATTGAGGAGGACGTTGGTAAAGTAGTCAAAAACAATACGATTGAAATGACGGGGGAAACGCTTGAAAATGAACGATCTCGTTTTATAAAGGGATACTGGACCGGTCACACGGCTCGAAATACCAAAACACAAAAGCTTGATAACCTCCATTACCGAACACTGGTAGATTCGGAGTATGGGGGTTACTTAAACTTTGGAACACGCTATATGGAGGCGACCTGGTTTTTACGTGATGCCTTCTACAAGCAGCGTGACCAAATGCTTGCGGACCTTGACCGGTTAGTAAAGTAGGTGAAATGAATGGAGTCGCCGGAAATCCAATTATTCAATGCCGTATTTGCTGTTTCAACCAACCTTAGTTATACAACAATTGACTATTCACCGGTTGATGATGAGAGTTTGGCCTATCCCTTTGTACATGTCGGAGAGACCAATAGTGTAGATGTTATAAACAATAAAGATGTCATCACAGGCAGACTCAGGCAAACGGTGCATGTGTGGGGGCAAGCGCATGATCGCGCGTTATTTTCTGATATGCTCTTCCAGTTGAAAACGGGGTTGAGACGGTTAAGGCGCCTGGAAAATTATCGATTGGAACTCATAGATCTCAATTCAAACCAAATGTTTGATAACACGACACATGAGACTTCGATCCATGGAACTATAGAAGTCGAATACAAACTATCATAGGAGGGAAATCCATGCCTGAAATTGCAAAAGGGGTACAAAAGGTTTTGTACTTTCGTAAGTTGGGCGAAGCATCTGAAGGGGCGAAGCTCGTCTTTCAAACAGAACACTCTAAATCGTATTCCCGGGAACGGGAGAAGACGGAAACGAAAGATGGAGCAGTCTCTGGCCAATCAACATTAGAAAATGAAGTGAGTATATCAGCACTTCAGTCAGTGGAAGATCCGACCTTCAAGTTATTGGAGGATTCAATCGTTGATGACTTTCCCATGGAGATGTGGGAAGTCGATTTGGCTACCAAGACTGAGGATGACAGTGGATCGGAGACCGTATTCAAATTTGACGCAGAATATCGTCAGGGTTACATCACAGAATGGGAGCCTACAAGTCCTGCCGAAGGAGATGCAGCAGTTGAAGGGACTTTCATAACAGAAGGCAAGCGTCAAAAAGGACAAGTCACACTCCCTGATGGGGACCTGCAAACATTATCTTATGTATTCCATGATCTTCTATCAGAGGATCCAGCAGACGATGGACTAGCACCAGAGGAACCGTCTGTGTAAGAGAGGGCAAATTGCTCTCTCTTTTTTTAATCAAATGACTAAAAAGGTGGATTAATTTATGCATATCAACTTTAACGGAAGAGAAATTGAGCTTGTTTTCGGGCTGCGTACCTTAACAGAGATTGATCGCGAACTAGGATTTGAGATAGAAGGGGCCAGCCTGGGAGAAGGGCTAGAAATGCTTATTCCTAAACTTCGTTCGGGAAACATTGTCGGCATTTCTAAAATTGTTAAGGCGGCCACCTCCCACGATAAAAAATCACCAAAAACCTTTGAAGAACTTGAAACTGTACTGGATGACATTGCAGAGAATGACGGATTTGAAGCCTTTGGCGAACAAGTCATTGATGAACTGGGGAAGCGACCTATGACCCGAAGTCTACTGCCCGAAAACGAGGAAGAGAAGAAGGGTCAAACGGAAGCCAAGACCGAGATCGGGACGGTTTAACGTACAACGAAATCGTGATTTATGCCCTTAGGAAGCTGGGCATGGAACGTTTGCTAGATGTGGAAATGATGACGCTGACAGAATTTCATTACAAACGCTATGCCCAAGCTTATAAAGAAATCGATGAAGAGTATCGGATTCACAAAAACGCATTTTTAATCCGAAATGCAAAAGCGACGAAAAACACCGGTACTGATAAGAATCCGAAAGAAGAATTTGTCTTCAAAGAGTTTAAGGATTTCTTTAACTACGAGGAAGCACTTGAATCAATTGATCAAGACTTCACCGAGAAGAAAGAAGAGGTGGCCGCCTCCAAGTTGTCACCTGCTGAATTAGCATTACGTCATAACAGAAGGTGAAAGGGGTGAGAGGATGGCGGAGTATTCAATTGAAGCGGAGTTAAAGGCTAACGTCGGGAAATATAGAAAAGCGATTCAATCAGCTAAACGCGTAACAGAGAACTTTAAAAAGGAATCAGATAGTGTCAGAGATACGGAGTTGGATGCTGATACAAAGCCTTTAAAGCGAAATCTAAAGAAAGCAAGGCAGATGATGAATCTGTTTGCCCGGAAAAAAGTCAAAGCTGAAATGGAAGCTGATGCCGACACCTCCGAAGCCAAACGTAAACTCGGCCTCTTACAAGCTGTTAAGACAGCACTGAATAAGAAAATCGTGATCCCGGTAGAAGCCAGGATTAACAAGTTTCAAAAAACGATGGGACGAATCGCTAACTCGATTCAGTCCTTTAATACAATAGCCGGTAATACGTTTCGCGGACTTGGAATTATGGTGTCATCTAGTTTGGTCCCGATTATTGCTTCGTTGGTTCCGGCTATTATGGCGGTTGGTAATGCGCTAGCTGTTGTTGGTTCAGGTGCGGTCGCCATGGCTGCAGCGTTCGGAATCGCCGGTAGTGCAGCTATTGCGTATGGTGCAGCTGCCGCGCCAACGATTAAATCTATTATTGATGGCACAGCTGAGTCTACTAAAGAGAATGTAAAAGCTGCCAAACAGCTTAATTCATTAAAAGATGCATGGAAGAAAGTCCAAGAAGCGATTGCTCCTCAAGTGGCTGTAGCCTTTGGCAATGCCATGGCTGGTCTGGAATCTGTCATTGAATCGTTGACCCCGATGTTCCAGAACACTGCCGATACGGTGGCTAAGCTTTCTAAGAGATTCAAGACATTTTTTGAATCCTCCTCAGCCCAAAGCTTCTTCGATTATTTGAATGGAAACGCATCTCCAATTCTCGAAAAAATCGTAAATGGTATCACGGGTTTTATAGAGGGACTGATGAATCTTACGGTCGCCTTTGCTCCTTTGACTGACTTTATGGCCAAGGGCTTTGCAGAGATGGGAGATGCTTTTGCCTCCTTTACCGAGAAGGTAGCCGGTTCAACAGAGCTTCAGCAGTTCATCAAATACATTAAAGATAACCTGCCCATCATAAGACAAATATTTGGTGATGTATTCAAAGGAATTATAAATCTATTTGCAGCTTTCAGCGATAATAGTGCCTTAATCTTTTCGTCATTATCCAGTATGGCTGCCAAGTTCAGAGAATGGTCATCTACCATAGCGAAATCGGATGGCTTCCAGCAGTTCATTCAATACGTACAAGAGAACGGACCGAAAGTCATTTCTCTAATCGGAAACGTTATTACGTTCATCGTCAATCTGGGAATTGCTTTAGCTCCACTAGGGTCAAAGGTCTTGGAGATTGCCAATAGCATAATCAGCTGGATGAATGCCATGTTAGAAAGCCACCCGGTTATCGGTAAAATTGTTGCGATTGCGACTGTTTTGGGCGGAGCCTTGATCGCTTTGATACCTAATATTGTAGCTATAGCCAGTTTGTTTAGTGGTTTGGGAACCAAATTGGTTGCCTTATTCACAAGAGTCAATGGCGTTCTGCCCATCATGACGAAATTGCGAACAGCGTTTCTGGCTATTACAGGTCCTGTTGGCATTGCTATTGCAGTAATCACTGGTTTGGTTGCGCTATTTGTGACCATGTACAATCGATTCGATTGGTTCCGTGAAATGGTCCATACCGTTTGGCAAGCTATCAAAACTGCTTTCCAGGTCGCGTTAGAATTTATCTCTAATTTAGTGAAAACAATCGTCAGCAATGTTGTAGCATTTGCAGGTAAACAGCTTGATAAGTTCAGAGCATTCTGGGACGAGAACGGTGCTCAGATTCAACGGTTAGTTAAGAAATACTTTACGGCAGCATGGACAACAATCAAATCTGTCATGCAGTTCATCAAAGGGCTGTTTCAAGCTGTTTGGCCTGTCATTTCGGGTGCGGTGAAACTCGCTTGGGGCATTATCAAGACCGTTATCGGAAGTGGCATAGACATTATCCTGGGATTGATAAAAGCTGGTATGTCTATCCTCGAAGGCGATTGGTCTGGCGCGTGGGAAGCTATCAAAGGCATAGCAGAAGACATCTGGCATAACATTGAAAATTTCTTCTCAGGCATCGACCTATTCCAAATCGGTCAGGACATCATTCAGGGGCTGATCGATGGTATTGGAAACATGTTCGGTTCCATTAGAGATATGGTGAGTAAGGCTGCCGATTTAGTACCTGATTGGCTAAAGAAGAAACTAGGGATCGCATCACCTTCTAAAGTAACTGCTAAACTAGGGGAGTTTACGGGTGAAGGGATGATAGTCGGTGTTAAGAAAACACTGCCGAAACTAGCTAAGCAAGCCAAGGCGATGGTTGACAATATCGTTCCAAAATCAAGAGATTTAGCATTTGAACCAGACTTCAAAGTTAAAACCTCTCAGATTACGTCAAGCCTGAGAAACTTAAAGCGGAATAGCGGTACAGAAGTGAAAAGTGCCGTAGATGCCGATGTTAAATTCAACGAACGGCAACCAGCGAATATTAACGTCAATCTAGGTTCTCGAGCATATAGAACGTTTGTAAGAGATATCACGGAGGAGCAAGAACGCGAACATGATTTAGAAGAAGAATTTGCTTAAGGAGGTACGCTAGTGTACGAATTCGTAGACTTTTCGGAAGTAGGTACTAGACGTACCTCTTCTTCCATTCAAACCATTTTCAACACTATGAATCTAGACGAATTGTTGACGGATCAATCTGGACGTTTTATTACATTAACGGTCGAAGGTCGAAGCAATATGACCAATCGTATCAACACCGTTGAGATTCCAGGACGAGACGGTTTATTAGAAGTAGAAGATAATACGTTAAGTGAGCGCGAGATTACCGTTAAATATCAGATCTCTGACGAAACGAATGAAGGATTTAGAGACCGTTGCAATCGTTTGAATGCCCTTCTTGAAGGGTCAGGAAAACGTTTGGAATTTTTGGATGAAGAAGCCCATTTTTATGGTACTTTATCGAGCAATAAGCTTCCGGATGAAAGCAGCAATATATTGATAGGGTCATTAACATTTTTGTGCTCTGACCCTACGAAGTATGGGCCAGAGAAAGAAGCTACATTCAGTCATGATGCCCTAATTTTGAACAACTCCGGGACTTCTTCTTCCCAACCAAGATTCGAAATAGACGTTCTGCAGGACATCACGCATTTTGATTTGGTGAAATCACTCGATCAGGATTTACAATTTATTCGTGTGGGACGTCCACCCTTAGAATCAGAAACTGAGTACGAACGAGAAACGCTTATTATGCATGATAACTGTTCTACGACCAATGGTTGGACAGAGGCTGGCGAAGTTGATAATGGCTATGTCGAGGGGGAGATCATTTCAGAAGGTGGACGATTTCAACCTGAAACAGTTGGAGAAGCGATTCAACCGTATGAATGGCAGGGTCCTTCAATTAAACGGTCAATTGGGAAACCATTAGACAGCTACAAGGCTGATTTTGAGGTCGAAATACAAAATGTAGACAAAGGAACCGGCATGATTGAAGCATACTTGTTAGATGCAGATAACAATACGGTTGCTAAAGTAGGAATTGAAGATATCTGGCGAACAGTGAATAAGAACCAAGCAAAATTTCAACTAGGCAATGTTGGAGAAGACCGGTTTCAGCATTATGTCGAAGCTGAGCATCCGTGGGGTTGGAATAATTTTAAAGGGTTATTACGAATTTGGAGCCATGATCACTATGAAAGTGGTAAACGACGAATCAGACCTTACTTTGCGCTTATCGAACCAGACGGGACTCACAATTGGGTTTCATCTGAATTTATTTATATCGGGCCTCAAGGGCTACATGACAACCCAATTACTCAAGTGCAGATTGCTTTTCGTGTGTGGGCTCCCACAAATCAGAAGGCAGACATGTTTATTGATGATATTAAAGTTTATGAAATAAACCCTCCTCCAAATGAAGGCATTGAGTATATCGCGCACGCTGGAGATAAAATATTAATCGATACGGCTAGGGAAGACATATTATTAAACGGCGAATCAATCCGAAAAGAAAGATCGTTCTGGTCTGAGTACTTTGAATTGGATCCAGGTCTTAATGAACTATACCAGTACCCTCAAAATGCTTTGGAAACAAAGGTTATTTATTCACCGTCATACAAGTAACGTGCAAATCTAATTTGATAAGGAAATATTCAGAGTCCATTAAGGGGCTCTTTTTATTTGAGGTGACATTGTGGCAAAGAAGAACCAAGAAAAGAGAATAGACCATGCTGCTCAAATTCACATATTAGAAATGAAGTCAGGAGAGGTTTTGGATGTCCTCTCCAATAAAAAAGAAAATTCATTTTGGGGAGATAGTCATGAGAGAGCTCTTAAAAACAACTCAGAAATCTTTCGTTTCAATACGCTGCCAAATGCGAGAGCAACAGCACACCTTCATAAGCGAAACCGTCTTTTGATTCCAGATGAGGACAATCGACTGAGGGAGTTTATTATTCGCAACGTTAAACAAAATCGTAAGGAAAGACAGGTGTACTCTGTAGCTTCTTTCACTGAATTGAAACGGGGCAAGCCTATCATGCGTGGTACTTATTCTGGTGCAACATTAAACTCAATGATGGATGAAGCCTTGCACGGCTCAAGATGGGAAAGAGGCTATACGGAATTTGCGGGAACTCAAGCGTTTGTAATAGATGAAGTTATCACTCCCTATGACTTGTTAAGGAAAATCGCATCGGAGTTTGATCGTGAACTCAAATTCTATATTGAAGTGGATGAAGCAAATAACATCACGGCCCGCAAAGTAGATGCCATCGAGAAAATGGAGGAATGGAGAGGCCGCGAAATATCATCCTGCAAAGACCTTATTAATGCAGAGTGGGAAGAAACTACGGTTGATGTCGCTACTGCTTTGTATGGTGTAGGTCCTGAGAAAGAAGATGGTACGCGCATCATTGTTGAGGTCGTAGATGAAGCAGCTCGACAAGTATGGGGCGTGGATGGAGAGCACCTCTGGGATATCCATGTCATTGAAACAGAGGATCAAGAGATGAGTGAAGAAGATGTAAGGCTCTATACCAAGCAGGAACTAAACAAACGAATTGCTGCAAAAGTACAATATAGAATCAGTGGCGCTGATCTTGAATATGTATTAGGGCGATCTCATCAGAAAATTCGCATTGGGGACAGGCTTTGGATTAAAGCGACTGAATATAACCCTGCTCTTTACCTGGATGCGAGAGTCATAAAAGTCGAAAGTCCAATTACCGATAGAAGTAAAAAGATTTATACGTTAGGCGAGTTTATCGAGTATTCTGAAGAAAGTATCGCTAAATTGCGAAAAGAGTTACGTAAACGTATTAATCAAAAATCGTCTTACTTTATCGACGACACGCCTCCCTTAGACAAGTCGCGTGTTTGGGTAGATATATCCGACCCCGACAATCCGAAATGGAAAGTTTGGTCACCCGAACAACTCGATTGGATTGAAGGACCGAACGGACCACAAGGACCGCAGGGGGTTCAAGGTCCACCAGGTGAAGATGGGGAAACGTATTACACATGGATTAAATACGCAGATGATGTAGATGGAAATGGCATGTCAGATGTCCCTACTGGCAAAGCGTATTTAGGTATCTCATATGAAAATACGTCACCTACTGAATCATCGGACCCTGCCGATTACGAATGGTCCAAAATTAAAGGTGATCAAGGCGTTGAAGGACCACCGGGCGAGGATGGCACAACGCATTATACGTGGATTAAATATGCGGATGCTGAAGATGGTACAGGTATTTCAGACGACCCCACGAATAAGCCTTATCTTGGTGTCTCTTATGACAACCTATCACAAACGGAATCGAGCGACCCTGCCGATTACACTTGGAGCAAGATTTTAGGACCAGAAGGACCACAAGGACCGCAAGGGTTGCAAGGCGAACAAGGTCCGAAAGGTAATCAAGGTATTCAGGGGGAACCGGGTAAGGATGGTGTATCAAGTTACACGCACATTGCCTATGCCAATAGTTCTGATGGCTCCGAAGGGTTTTCTGTAAGTGATTCGACAGGTAAAACACACATCGGTATGTATGTCGATTCTAATGCTACGGATTCATCCGACCCTGCCGATTATGCTTGGTCGAAAATCAAGGGTGCAAAAGGTGACCAAGGCATTCAAGGGCCAGAGGGTGAAGATGGTCAAACACCGTATTTTCACACTGCATGGGCTGATAGTGCCGATGGATATACAAACTTCTCGACAACGACTGCTGCAAATCGTGACTACATTGGCACGTACACCGATTTTACGCAGTCAGATTCCAATAATCCAGATGATTATAAATGGTCTAAAATTAAAGGCGAGAAGGGCGACACAGGAGACCAAGGCCCTGAAGGTCCTACTGGTCCTGAAGGCGACCAAGGGCCGCAGGGTCCGAAAGGTGAGTCAGCTCGTTTCGCTATCATGTTTGAAGATTCTTCGGAAATTAACAATTGGGATGCGGATTCAGGTAATTCAATTTCGGCTTCAAGTGATGCCTATTCATTCGGACGGGCAGCTCTAATCACCTCAAACAGTTCTACTGCTGCTTCGTCAGGGGATGGAAGCACAGTGCACCGTGTAATTCCTGAAGAATTAGCGTTACTTTTTGCGGAGAACAAAATAAAAATTAGCGCGTATATCAAGCAACCTTCGTCTAACGCGGCAGGCGAGGTGGGCTTTGCTTATTCAACGTATGACGTAGGCAATAGCGGTTGGAGTAAATTCACCCCGCCTGCTTCATGGGAAAAAGTATCCTTCGAATACGACGTTCCATCACCTGATGATGGTGAAACGGACTTTCTAATTGTTTGGGGTGACACGTCAGGCGGGGGCGGAAGTACCCTCGTTGATAATATTTCAATAGAAATCGTCGGACCTAAAGGTGATGAAGGTCCACAAGGTCCAGAGGGTCCTGAAGGTCCGCAAGGTATTCGTGGACCATCTGGTGAAGATGGAGAGCCACGTTATATTTGGATTAAATATGCTGACGATTCAAGCGGTAACGGTATGTCTGATACACCGACAGGCAAGAATTATATCGGTATCGCACACAATCGAACGTCATCTTCAGAATCAAGTGATCCTAATGATTATGAGTGGTCCAAATATGAAGGGCCAACTGGACCACAGGGGCCAGAAGGCGACAGAGGACCTCAAGGGGAACAAGGACCACAGGGGCCAAACATCGTAGATAGTACAACGGAAATCGAAGCTAACGTCATTACGTCAAATCACCTTAGTGTATCAAATTTATCGGCTATTTCATCTTCACTCGGTACAGTAACCGCAGGAAGCATCACCTCCAATACGTCAATTGATGTGAACACCGATGTTTATGTAGGTAGAAACATTTATATGGAAAAATCCGATGACGTTACAGGTATCGAGTTTGAAGATGGACAAGGTTCATTCGCAGGTAGAGTGATGAAGTCTCAAAATAAGTATGGATTAACATTACAGGCTTCCACGTCAGGACTAACTTTGGATGCTGATGTTATTTTCTTCGGTAGGAGTGGCGAAATACAATTCGAGGATGGCCATACATTTGCAAATGATATCACCGCAGAAGATGCAATCTTTAATAAGGTAACTACTGATACTTTTTATGCTCAATTTGTTAGGGTTACACAAGATGAAACAGGTCTGTGTGGCTTGGGCGCAACCAATCCGTTCGATAGCAGAGACAATAATATCGGAGGGTATTCAGTCCAGTTTCAGAACAAAAAGGACTATACACCTTCATCAATATCATTAAGCGAGAGAAGTGCTTATGCGGCAGACCCTTATGTCGCGGATATTACAAAAGCTGGTTTTTGGTTTTATATCAAAAATAGCCTTACCAGTAAAAATTATAAGTATTGGCGTGGTAATTATACCGCCTGAAAATGAGGTGATATTCTATGCTGAAATCGTTAGATGGATATGTAATCACGGTTGAGTGTCAAGAATGTGGAAATGATTATACAAGTGATTTATCAGGTAGAACGCTTGAATTTTTGGATGAATTTAAGGAATACGAAAACCTGATAACAAAATGTGAATGTGGAGAAAGAGAAGCGTTCAACATGAATTTTCCTATGGATGCTTTTAAAGATAAGCCCGATATAACGGAACGAGAGAGAACGCAACGAAAAAATATTCGTGCCTTGATTAAGAAAATTCGTGCTGACTATAAGTAGGATAACCGAACAAAAGAAGGGAGGTGTTACATTATGAGCAACGGAAGTGTTAAAGCGCAAAGTGTAATTGATGTTTATAAGCAGGAAGCATATAGACTTCAAGATGAAAACATCGTGCTTCAAGCGCAAAATAATGAATTGCAAAAAACTGTTGAAGAATTAGAAGGTAAGCTTATGAAGATGGAAAAAAACAAACCGCGAAAAGAAGTCACCAAGGAAGAGAAGAATCTGCCTTCAAAGTAGGTTCTTTTTTTTATGATCAATTTTAGGGAGGCTAATGATGGAAATGATTTTTAACTATGGAAAAGTAACGACAGCTGGAGGATCGTTTATATTCTCGTATTTGTTTGGAGGATGGACAGCAATGCTGGTAGCGCTTATAGCGTTTGTAACCTTTGATTATGTATCTGGTGTAGCTGCAGCTGCTTACCAGGATAAATTAAATGCTCGCGTTGGGTTCTGGGGCATCCCCAAAAAGGTAATGATCTTTGGTCTTGTGGCAATAGCGCATATCATTGATATGGTTTATTTGGATGTAGTAGGGGAGCCAATGGCGATTGGTGAATTTCAATTATCGATTATGGCAGCAACGATTCTATACTACATTGTAAACGAATCGATTAGCATCTTTGAAAATTTAGGGAAGTTAGGTGTACCTATCCCTAAGTCATTGAAAAAGGCTATTGCTATATTTGACGAAGACTATGATTCCAATAAAAACAAGGGGGCGTAATGATGGCAAAGTTATTAAAGCCAGCAGGTGAATGGAACGGAAAGCTTGTTGCCCTGGATGATGGCCATGGTATGAAGACGTCAGGAAAGCGCACGCCTTATGTTCCAGGGCTCGAAAGGCAAATCAAGGAGAATGAATTTAATCGAGCTGTAGTTAGTTTCTTGGCAGACATGCTGCTTGAACGAGGATTCAGGGTATTGTTCACAGCTCCAACCGATTATGACACGTCACTTAATGCACGTACTGATGCTGCAAATGAGCATGGGGCCGATATCTTTGTATCAGTCCATTTTAATGCCATGAGTTATGACTTTGATTACTCAAGTGCCAGTGGTATATCGGTTCACATCTACCCTGGTCATCGTAATAAAGCAGCTGGGAAACTGGCTGAGCTTGTCGGTGAAGAGTTACGAAAAGGGACTGATCAGGTATGGCGCGGTATCAAAGAAGATAATTTCCACGTGCTACGCGAATCCGGAATGCCTGCTATCTTAACCGAGAATGGGTTTATGGATGATAGGGAAGAAGCTTTGTTAATGCTTAAAGAGTCGTACCAAAAAGAGGTTGCGACCGAAACGTATGCTGGTATTTGTAAGTACTTTGGCATGAAATATGAGCAAGCCTCTAGCTCGAAGAAGCTTAAAGGCGCAACTCATTATAAAGACAAGGTGCTGTTGGTGCGCGGTGAATACGCCGATGAAGATAAAGGTTTATCTGTCTATAAAGGAAAAGTAGATCTGGATAACGATGAACAAAAGGACAAGCTATATGTTCGCAATGAGCATTCAGGATTTACAACGGTTAAAGGGTTGTGGCGTGTTGGTGACTATAAACTTTATGAAGTCGAGAATAGTCATGGCACGACCCGGTTTGTAACCGGCCATGATGAGTACACTTACTTTCAATCTAAGGAGGAGTACAATATGAGTAAAACAGGATTTAAAGATGTTCAGCTGGGTGACGATCTTCAGAAGGAGATTACTAAGGCGAAAGAATTGGGTATTACACGGGGAGTAGGTAACAATCGATTCAAACCTGAAGAGCCTATCACAAGAGCGGAAGCTGCTGCCTTTGCAGTGAGAGCTTATGAAGCTGTAAACAAATAA